GATTGTGGACATTGGGCAGTGCGCCCTCCGGCTGGTTGCGCCAGTCCAGCACCATCATGCTGGGACGCGGGATCGCATCCGGCACCACCTTGTGGGCGTGCCTTGTCAGAAACTGCCATCCGCCGGTGATGCCCAGCATGGACGCCCCGTCGCTAAACCATCCGCCGCAATGGCGGTGGGCGCGAAGAAAGACCTTGGCGGGTTCGTGACCGGCGCGAAGCGAGTTGAGGCGGGCGTTGCCCATCGCAATGCTCATGGCGGTGGCCTCCAAATAAGCGCGGCTGGTCACGCCAATGTGGTGGGTGGCGTCTACCAGTGTGCCATGAATACGGAACAGCCACTTCTCGCGGGCCGCGCCATCCTTGGCCGCGATCAAGCGGGCCAGATACGATTCAATCTCATGGGTGTGGCACTCGGTGCCTTTGACCACCAGCGTCTCGGCGGCGGCTTGCGACATGAGTCGAAGCGCCTCCGCGGCCATTTTGCAGTGCAGTTCGATGAGGGTGGCGACGACCTCCGGCGACTTGTGGTGGATGCCCTCGGTGGCATCACCGTTGACCAACAACACAAAAGGATCGCTGCCCACAATCTCCGACACTTGGGCCTGCGCCTCCTGCCACTTTTCCCAGAGCCACGCTTGGTGGATGTTTTTGCCAAATCCGATGGTGTTGCCGTTGATGCTTTCGCTATCCGGCGGCATCAACCCTACGCTCGACCCGCAATGCAAGTCGCTGACGACGACCAGCAACTGCGGGCGTGATGTTTTTTTAGACATGGTGAGTCGATTAGTGAGCCGATTACGCGCTCGTCAGCATCCGGCGCACTTGGTCAACCACCTCGGAGTCTCCCTCTTGGTAGCGGGAGTAGAGCGGGTTGGCCGCGTTGGTCATAATGTCCCTTGCGCGGGCGCGGGTGCTGCTTGCTCCGGTCTGGTCACCGGCTACCAGCTTGTCGTCGGAGAGCTTCTCCGCGAGGTTGACAATGGCTTTGACGACCGCCGGATCAACGAAGCCTTGGCTGGTCGGATCGACTCCGGCGGTCACCGCGGCGCGGCGAGCCAGTTCGATCTTCTCTGGCATCTTGTCGCCCCACACCTTCTGGAGTTCGGCGCGTCCGGTTTCCAGTTGGGTTTCGATCATCTGGGCGGCGGCTTGGTTCATCAGCGCGGCCCGCTCCATGTCGAACTTCATCAGTTCGCTCATGGCACTGGCGGGGATGTTGTGCTTGTGGGCGAGTTCCGCGGCCCGCTTGGCCACGTTGTCGTCCCATGTCACGCCCTCCGGCAGTTGCTCCGGCTTGAGGTTGTAGCCTTCCGGCGATTCGGGAACGCCGATGGCCTTGCGGTATTCGGCCACTTCTTCCGGCGTGGACTTTTCGGTGGGCGGAACGACGGCTTGGGCTTTGCGGCCCAAGGCGCGTTGGGCAACGTCGTAGCTTTTGGCCAGCGCCTCGACATTCGGGCCTTTGTCTGTCCAGAACTTGGCCTCCAGCCATTCGGGCTTTTCGGTTACTTCGGGCGCTGGCGCGTCGGTAACGCTGGCAGGCGGACTGGAAAGGAGTGTCCCTTCGGTTGTGACGCTGGTGTTAGCAGCGGGTGCGGTGGACGCGGGAACAGCGGCGCTGTCCGCGGTGGTGCTGGTTTCGGAGGTGGTGGTTGCATCGATCATGGTGGTGTTGGTTGGTTGGTGTTTTGACTAAACCGCGTTTAGCGGAGGACTTCGGTGGTTGGACGCTCGACGTCGGCATCACCGACGACGGGCAGGGAAAGTTTGTGTTCGACGAAAAGGATCACCTCGCGCTGGCCGTCACGCACCGCGGCGGCGATGGGATCGAACGGACGTCCCAGCGTGCGCTCAAAGGCGGGCCGGTTCATGCGGAAGTAGGCGCGGAGGTTGTCGAGGACAACGCGCCCGTCTTCGTTGTCGAAGCAGCGGTGGTAGGCGTTGTTGATGCGCTGAAGGCTCTTGCTGCGCTCCAACTCTTTGTCAGTGGTCATGCGGTGGCTTGGTTCATCAGTCGTCCCAAAGCGGAATCCTGCTTGACGCTACCGGCTTTGCCTGCGGCCTCGGCCATCGTGAGCATTTCCTGTTGCTGCTGCATCTGGGCCTGTGCTTCGGCGCGGGCGCGTCGGGCGTCCTCGACCTCGTCCTCTTCGGCCAGCCAGTCGGCGGGCAGTCCGTCGTTGCGGGCGGTTTCGCGAGCGATGACGTCCCACTTGAAGTTGTCCAGCACTTCGGGGCGCACTTGGGCGATGATCGCGTTGCGCTCCATTGTCCTTGCCAAGGAAAGGTTGTGCATGGCGCGGATGGCCAGCGCCACTTTAGACACATAGCTGACTTCCGGCTCCGGCAGCATGGGCTGGCCCATCGCGTCCATCTGAATCGCGTCCTGCGGCGGCGGGGGAAAATGGCCGTTACGGATAAGAATCCCGAAGACCCCGCGCAGCATGGGCGAAAGCAGTTCGGTCGTCTTGCGGGTGAACGAGGGGGAAAACTGCACCAGCTTCTCACTGGCCCGCTCGGCCACTTCGGTCGCGGTCATGTTGGCCCGTTCCAGCGAGGCGAACATGCGGAACATGTCCACATGCATGGCCACGTTGATCGCGTTGGTCTTGCGGGCCTCGCGGTCGAGTCCGATGGAATAGTCGCCCGCGGTGGCCCACTCCTGCGGCAAAGCGTTGGGCTGGGTCGGGTCGTAATAAGTGACGCCCCCAGAGCGCAAATCGACTTCCCCTTCGTGCGTAGCGGGCATGAGGAGACGAGGGAACGCTTTGATCTCGGAGAGGGCGTCAAGCTGTTTGGCTAAAAAGTTGAGTTGGCGGGCTTCGGGCAGCGCCATCCACGCGGGACTGACTCCGTAGACGCCCTGCTGGCTTTTAACGTGGCGACCGGCGAAGAAAGGTTTCTCGTCGTAACCAGAGTTGCGGCAGACATGCTTGTTGCTCTGGTCAACGTAGACCGACGCCCAAGGCTTGTTCGGGCCGTCGGCCTTGTTGCGGTCGCGGTCGTTGTCCTCGCGCTTGTAGAGGGCATGAACGAAGCGATGCTTGACGGTGCCGCCCTTGCCGGTGCGCCGGATCTCGGCCAGCTTCTTCTGCATGGCAGGCGCAAGGTTGTCCTCGCCAAACTTGTCCGCGGCTTGCAAGACAGTCAGTTCCAATTCACGAAAGACGGTGTCGATCAGTCCCTCGTCGTTCTCGGCCAGTGAGTAGGTGCCGATGTCAAACTTGTGGAAAACAAGCGGGTGGGACATGCCACTCTCGACGAACATGCAGTAGGTGCCGAAAACGCTGTCGTCGTAGTAGAGTTCGTGGATCTCGGTGTAGAGGTTCGATGTGGCCAAGAGCAACTGGGTCGCCTCGGAACATTTGGCATACCACTGCTTGGCCTTGTCGCTCATCACACCCTTGGGCGGCTCGTAGACAAACCACCGGCTGTCGGCAGGCGTGATGTAGGCAAGCTGCCCATTGGCCAGCGTGGCTGCGGCTTGGACGGCAGAGGTATCGAAGAGGACATCGTAGCGCGAAGAATCCGGCACACTGCGCTTGGCGCTGATCTCCGCTTTGCGCGGCAGGAAATATTCCGCCAACTCCTGCCAATGCGTGTCCCAGCTTGCCCGCTCGGAACCCAAGTCTTGGTTGCGAGCGAGAACCCAGTCAGCGAGTTGGACGTTGTCTTTCATTTACCAGAGGTCGGGATCGTGGGTGGCCGCGATAAGCAGCATGATGCCGGTCGAAACAACGGCGAGGTGGTAGACGAGCGGTTCCATGTTTAGACTAAACCTCAACCAAGGAGGCTGCGCCCTCCCAGTCGCCCGCCGCCGGTCGCGGGGTTGTAGCCTCCGGTGTTGCCCGCCAAGAGGCTTCCGCGGGCTGAAGAACGGCGCAGGCGCTTGTCGCCCTCGTCGGCCCCCTTGCTGAAATCCTGCGCGGCGGGCGGGGCTATCACTTGGGTTTGTTCGGCGGCTTGCTGCAAATCGCGCATCTTCTTGGCGTATTCGGCCAGTTGCTTTTGGTACGCAGCGACTTGGTCTTGCGCTACGCGAGCAGACTCGGTCGCTTGACCTTCCGCCTTGCGCGGAGTCGTTGTCCGCGTGGCTTGGGACAATGTTGGGATACGCAAGCGCATTAGCCCAAAAGACTGTTGCCGGTCACCGGATTGCTGTAGCCGCCGGTTTCACCGGCCATAATCGACTTGCGTGCGCCATCGCGCCGCGCCGCGGCTTGACGGGCCTGCTGTTGGGCGTCGGTCACGCTTTGATCGACTCGCTCCGGCAATGGCGGCGGGGCCGCGGGTGCGGGCATCGAAGGGGGTGTGGGCATTTGAAACTGCGGCATGGGCGGCGGCGTGCCGCCTCCTCCACCGCCAAAATGGCAGCGGCAGATGAGGTCAATCTTGGACGAGTTGTAGAAGCGCATATTTTTGGATGAGTTTGTCGGTTGAGAAAAACGTCAGCGGATGCCCACTGCGCTCCCATGCGATGAGCGGAAGATAAAAGGGGATGTGGCGCAATAGTTTTTTGACTAAACCCTGCAAGCCTTGGTCGTCGGCCAAGGCAAAGGCGTAGACATACCATGCGTCCCAGTCCTTGCGCTGGAAGCCACACCAGACGTCGTTGATCATCTCCTGTGGGGCGGCACTGCACACCGGACGCGCCATCATCACATACTCCGGCGTGCTAAAAAAACAGCCATGCGAGAGGTGCGCGAGCATGTCCTCCTCAAACGTCCGCGGGCTGTCCGCGGTGTAAAGCATCTTGCATTTTTCGATGGGCGTCATCGTCTCACGATTGTCCTGCGGGTGAAGTCCAGTTCGCGGATGCCGGTCGTGACCACGGTGGGGCGCGGCTTGGCAAAGCCGGTCTTGAGCATGCCCGCCATCTCGGCCTCGGCAATCATTCGCAAGGCGTCCGCGGCGTGGCTGGCCCAGTTGTGGACTGGCTCGTTGACCACAATGCCGGTCGCGCTGCTGCGCTTGTAGGCGTAGTTGGCCAAGGCATCCAATCCACGCTCGCAGGCGGGCAGGCGGAACGAGAACCGCGGGAACATTTGCAGGCAGGCGTTGATGCCAATCCAGATGTCATGCGTCCGCGGCAGCACGCGCACGTTGGCCAGACCGGCCTCGGTATACACTTGGGCGTCGGCCTTGCCGGAGGTTCTGGTCGCCGCGGCATCGTGCGGCAGGAAGTGCGCCCCGTAGCTGTAACCCTTGGCCAGCATGTGGCCGACGCGCTGGACAGGCGTCATGTCCATGTCCATGTCGCAATCGATCACGCGCACCTCGTTTCCGCCGATCACTTGGAAATACCACACCACCGTATTGACCGGACTGCCCAGATCCCACGCGGTGTGAACGAGCGTGCTGTTGTCGGTCTTGAAAGCACTAATCGCACCGGAGGCTCGCAGCTTGTCCAGTTCGCCCGCGTAGATTGCGCCCTCGACCGGACTCTTGAAACACTCGTCCAAGGTGGTGGGGAACTCGCGGAAGATAAAAAGCCCAAGGTCGCGGGACTGGCGGTCATACCACAGGCGCTGTTGCGGGCTGAACGTGTGGCCGGTCGTCTGCTCCATGTTGTCCAAGTATTGACTGATCGCTGGACTGATCGTGGACACATCGCCCTCGACCACATAAGTCGGGTCTTTCCACCACGGGAAGAAGACCACGCGCCAATCCTTGTCCGTCTTGGCCGCTTCCGGCGTCTCCAAGGCTCCCTTAACAATCTCCCACAAGTGGCCCCCTCGCCCACCCTTCCAAGTGGTTTCAATGATGATCCGGCCATGCTCGGCGCTGGGGATCGCGCCGGTCAGAATTTCCTCACTGCGCCGCGGGTCGTCCGCTTGGATCACGCCCCACTCGGAGAGGTGCAGCCAGTTGTTGGTGCCGCCGCGGGCGCGTAGACCGGCAAAGAACGACGACGCGGCCTCACCGGCCACGCTGACCTCAAGGATCGAACCGGAGTCGCGCACCTTCTCGATGCACTGCAAGGCAACCGGAGGGAGGTTGTCCAAAGCAACCTTGGCAATCGTCGCCAACTTGCGCTCGGCATCTGCCGCGGTCTGATCGACAAGGCTGCACTGGGTGCCAGCGTTCCAGAGCATCTGATCGGTCAGCAGGACGTCGAGCGCGGTGGACATGCCCAGACGGCGGGCTTTGAGGATAATGAGGCGCTTGACGCCCTCCTTGAAAAGCATGTCGTAGACCCGCTGCTGCTCCGGCCTCGGCGCAAATTTGATGATTCGCCCGTCGCTCGCCTGCTTGATGTGGTAGAGGTTCCGCAACCGCCAGAGCGGGTTGGCCAAGTCGTCGGTCGTCACGCCGGTTTGTCGCTGGCTTTTACGATCCCGCGGAAGACGCCAACAAACTCGTCCGTAAGGTCATGCTTGACCTCCTGCTTCTCGGCCTCGGCCAGACCCAGCAGCTTGACCAGTTCGCGGACGGCTCCGGTCGCGGCGCTGCAATCTTCGCGGGCGTAGGCTTTGTCGTGGATCTTCTCCAGCTTGTCCGCGGCGCGGGCAATCATGGTTTCCTTCTGCTTCATCCGCGTCTCGCGGGCGATGGGATTGGCTCGTTCGATCAACCTTTCCGCGGTGCGCTTGCAGACTTTCCACTCACCGACAATAGCCGACACAAGTTCAGAGTAGCGGCGACCTTCTAAAACCCAGTCGGCCACCACGCTCACGCGGTGTTCCATTTCGCTGTCGGAAGTGATTGGCATGCGTCTTTTCTACTCTGTTGGTCAAACTAAAACATTGACCGCTTGGTCGTTTGGTTTCCTTAAATATCCTTCCTTACTTGGTTTCGCTCCTGCTGTGATCGGCAGTAAATACCTCGCTTCGTGTTCGGCGTCCCGCGGTGTGGCCAAATGAAACTTCCCGCATCGCCAGCAGTGGTAGACGCGCATATCCGGCTTAAGCTCCTTTGCCTCCTGTTGCGTCTCAAACCATCGCTTGTTGACGCAATTCTTCTTCCGTCGCCTGCGCCCGCGTTTGCTCATGGCGGGCGTCCGCATAATCGCGTTGCCCATGATAAGGTTGGCTAATTCCTCTGCGGCGTAGTGCCGGTAGCCGTTGGACAAGGTCACCATGAGTATTCCCTCGGTATTTCCTCTTTGAACTTGTCCGTCGGTATTTCAATGACCGGCTCGTTGTCGGCGCTGGTGCGTCCGGTGGTGCCGGTGCGGTTGACGTAGCTGATCTCGTAGTGGTCGCCGTTGATCCGGTGGCTAAAGATGCCGTCCTCCCACTCGACGAGCAGGACGGTTGGCAACACTTCGGCAAACTGCTTCGCGTGGATGAACTTTTGCAGCGACCACATGAAGGTCGGATACTTGTCCTTCGCGTTGTTGCGGTGCCTTGCCTCGACAAAGCAGACCGGCTTCCGGCCCCGCATGAACATGCTGTCCACGGGGTAAGCCTTGGAGCAAAACGCGGTGCCGAAACCGTGCTTTGCGGCGACGGCTTCGACGATCCGCGCTTCGGTGCGCCGGTCTGCTTGTGTCTCGTGCAGGATCAATCAGTTGACTCCTTGGAATAACAGCGCAGCGCGTTGCTTAACGTGATGCTCGTTGTGGTGCTTTACGCACAGCCAGCGGACATCAAGCGGACGCGAATAATCGTCGTGGTGCGCTTGAACTTTGGAACAACCGCACACTTCGCAGGGTTGTTTTAATAGTTTGCCGTATCGGATTGCGTAATTGACACGATTGTACGCTTGCGCCTTTTCGGGATTAAGTTTCCGCCACGATGACATGTCTCGCGATGGATACGCTTCGACTAAACCTTCACTCCTGCGCCGCCGTTCTTTTTTGCGTTGGCGCAGACGCTCTTTCGCAACCCAGTGCGGGTCTTGTGCTATTTGTTTGTAGTGATTTGCCGCATCTTTTTTAGCGCAGACCTTGCATTTGTTTAGGGTTCCGTCGCGCATTTTCGGATGAGCGTAGAACTCGCGCAAAGGCTTTAACTCGCCGCATTTGAAGCACGTTTTCATTGCGTCAGAAAGGGATCGATAAATCGTCCTCGTCCGTTGTCCGCGGTGCCGCCGGTTTCGGCGCGTTGTAGTTGCTGCCCTTTTCCTTCGGTTGCCACGGCGGGCCAAACTTCAGCGAGAGAAAGTCCTTCCCACTTTTGCTGGTCTGCTCCCAGATACTAATCTCGTAATCGCGGCCTTCAATTTTGACAGGGCCGCTCCACTTGGGCGCTTTGGGGTTGTCTGATTGCCGCTCAAAGGCGGCTCCTCGGTTGTCGTCGTTGTATT